GATGTATTTATATGAGGTTGATATTGAGCTATGCTTGCCGCACCTGATGGATCGCTACTTCCAGAACTTAATGTTCTTAATGCTGTAAATATTTCATTTAATTTTGTACGAACTGCCGCACCCGTTCCATTGGCGGTATTGTAATTATTACCCGTTTCGCTGGTGGTCGAACCTGGTCTAGCCATCTAAAAAACAAATATTGATCTTATTCTAACTTGCTTTACCAAATCCGACAGCCTGATAGGTGAAATTTCTATCAACTGAAGCATTTGATGAGTTTTTAAAGTGAACACTAAACCCAGTTCTACTAACGCTAGAAACTTCAAAGAAGTCTCCCGAAGCCATATTATATGCAGTAATACCAACAGAAGGTAAACTAGTATTCGCACCACCAAGCCCAGCCGTACCAGAAAAGAACGGATGTTGGAACGTGACTGCTTTTGCTGCTGCTCCACTTGCTATAGTCGCAGCACTTTGTTCTGTTCTTCTTTGTAAAGAAGCTGTATATCCTAGTTGGAAAACTCTAATATCCTGTGCTGGATCATCACTTGTTAAATTCACTTTAAATTGAAAACCTCTTCCTTTGTATGTTCCATTAGCAAAGGTTTGAAACCCACTATAAGTAGGAGATCCACTACTAGGATCATCTTGGGTCACACGAACCAACATAGTTGCGTTTACTTTAGTTGCAGTTAGCCCTTCAAAATCTCCTCGAAGATCGAAGTCTGGTATTGAGTCAATTAGATCACTAGGATAAAACGCTTCTGTTAAGAAGTGACGTTTGAGATCAAGACTGAATACATCTCCTAAATCTAAAGTTGTACCTCCAGCCGTTCCACCAAATTCATAAGTACCTAGTGGTGAAATACCTCCTACATCATCAAGAGATGAAACTAAATCGAAATCAGTAATACTATCAAACTGTCCTACACCAGTTAGGTTGAGAGAATTTGTTGTAGCGTCAAAAGCAACATTAGTTTTTGTTCCTTGAAATTTTGGAACATCTGAATCTTCTCTTCTTGTTTGTACTATTTTCGCATCTATATTATCAGGTAAATCTAAAATTACGCTTGATTCTCCAGCACTAAATCTTCCACCATCATCTTGAAACTTTAGAATGTATTCTCCTTCTAAATAAGGAACTTCTGCTTGTGTTGTATTACCAGCTAATGCTTCAATAAGGTCAGTAGCGTTAGAAAAAGATCCCGTTCCATCAACTTTTGAAGAGTGTCTTACATAAACACGACCACCATGAGTAACATCTAAATCTGTTGCTAAATTCCAACGTAATCTTACAAGTTTTTCATTTATTGGTTCTCCCGTTAGTCCTGTTACATCAGCAGGAACAGCAGTTTTACCAACGGCAGTAAAAGTATCACTTGAATCTGTAGCACTAGGTTCTAGAGCAGCATTTAAACTACGAACAGATACTTCATAAGCTCCAACCTGTGAGTTGATAATTTCAAAATCAGGACTACTTGTTGTAACTGAAACAATATTATTATCTTTAAATCTATAGTTAACTAAATAATTTGAAACACCAGTTACAGGCTGCCATCTAACGATTAATTTAGATACAGGCTGGTTATTAATAAGAACTATCACTTCATTAGCTGATAATCCACTAGGAGGAGGCTTAAGAAGATTTAAAGTTGTAATTTTTTGAACTGGAATTGGCTGATTATCTTCAATAAACGCATATTTTTCGTTTACATAAGCTAGTGCTGTTATTCCATAATTAATACCATCGACTTCTTCGACAGATATAACTCGGAAAGACTGAGCAGAAATAGTATCGTTTTCAAGTAACCAAACACTATTAGAATTTGGTGTCTGACTTAAAGCACTATCTAAAGTAATTATCTTGCCTGATATTGCAGTTACATTTTTAGTTTCAACTGTTCCATTTGGTAGTATTACACTTAATTTAGGGTTGTTTTCAGCAGATAAATCAGTTGAATCTGAATCATCTACAGTTATTTGAGTAGTCGTAGCAGTATTAATTCTTCCTCCTCTTCTTACTCCTGATCTCCCTGGATCGGCAATGCTGACAATCGTTCCAGGTCTAACAACAATTCCTGATTCCATTGAAGCAGAAAAAGTTACTACTTCTGTTTCTCTTTGTTCTGTAAATAATATTGCTTTTGCAAATCTTCTAGCTTGACCTCGACTTGTGCAACCTAATGCTTTTACTCTTTTAACGTGTAATCCATATTTATTTCTATAAGCTGACTCTGCTTCTACTTCTTCATAATCTAAATCTCTAGTTTCCATATTAAAGTAGGAAACTGCAACTACTGTGCTTCTAGTTTTTAAGCTGCTACCTGTATAGCTGAATCCTTCGGGGCCAACATTAGACAAAGTAAATAAGTAACTAGGATCTTTAGGACTATCTTGAGTAAGAAGTAATGCCCCTTCAGACCAAATAGGCATACATCTCATTATTCCCGATAAAGTATTTATGACATCAAAAGCTTCTACACTTGATTGAATATTTATATTGCAAGCAAATCTAGCTTCCTGTCCATTAAATCCATCATCAACAAGTTCGTTAGAAAACTTACTTGCAGTTACAAATGAAAATAAATCTAAATTACTATCAATAATATGATTACCTAATCCATACCTTGTATTAGTAATTAAATCTAAAAGTATTAAAGCAGGGCAAGTTGTCCATTGAGCAGCACCCATTACTCCATTAAAAATATATCCAGTTGGATAAACTATTCTGCCAGTTTGTAAATCTACAGTTGGAGTTCCTGATGAGTTAGCTCCTGCACCTGGGATTCTTACTTTTACTCCTCTAACTCTAAACTTTCTAGCAGGAATCCTAGTAAAAAATTCTGAATCTAAACGCAACCTTGTGTAAGCACAGTCAGGATAAGTACTTGAATCATCTTCTAATTCTGAAAAAGATTGCCAGATTAAATCTCTTGCTATTCTATCGGTACTATTTTCAGAGGTTTTTGTAACACGCACATCTACAGGATGAGCACCAGTAAGAGCAATTCTATATTCTCTGTTATAAGCATCTGCTGTTCTTCCTCTTATAGTGTCGGAGAGAACTGTAGTAAAACCTCCTCCGTTATATTGAATTTGAATATTAAAAGTAACTTGGGAACCATTTATATCTCCATCCTCTTCTAAAATTTGCAATGTAGGTACAGTAACAGTAACTTTTACAGCATCTAAATCAGTATTATTAGTAAGTTGTCTAGTTACAGGATTACCATTTGGTACTTCTACTCCCACATTAAAGACAGAAGAACTTCCCGAAACTTTAGACATTTTAGTTTGAGAACTCGTTCCAAAACGAACATCAAAGTCTATATTTTGATGATTAAATTCAACATTCTGTGGATTAGTTGAATCAGCAGTAGAAGCTAAAATAGGAGTATCGTCTAGGAAAATATCTTTCTTTGCAGCATTGAAATAAGCAGTAGTGCCTTTAGTTCTTCCTTCTTTTGAAGGACTTGAAAAACCTTCTATCTCACCTTCAGAAATAAGATCAAGTAAAGTAGCAAACTGTTTACTGTGTAAATTATCTGGAGTAATAGTAGGAGGACTTCCACCTCCACCTTTTCTTCCTCCTCCACCAGCACCAGCAATACTTGGCCCTAATCCAGCATTATGAACACGAATAGTATTAGCAATAAAAGTATGATGCCCTTCAACAGTTAAGTTATAGACAGTATGTTCTCCAAGTTCAGTACGTTTAACAATCGGTCTTAAGTGACCAAATTCATCAACTAAACAATCATCAGTCTTTAACGTGCCAATACCGACAAACGCATTAAATTGATTTAAAACCCAATGGTTTGGTGTTGCATCTAATTCTTTACCGCCCCATATTTTATATCTAGTAACAGATTCTTTTTCATGCTCATGTACTTTTAAAACTTTGGCATGATAAATAGTACCTTTATCATCGAAACTACAAACAATATCACCAACACTAATCTCTTTAATTAATTTAGTGCCACCTGGTATAGAAACAGGAGTATCACCAGTAAAGCAACCTCCACCTCCTCCTGCTATGTACTTATTTGTATCCGTCATACCTGTACCGCTTCTGTATCTACATCGCCACTAATAACAACGGAACCTGTAAATATTTCACCATAAACAATCGGAACTGGAGTACCAGCCCTTGCTGTGTTTTGCGTTCCAGAGAAATTAAATGATATTTGTGGATTGTCTTCAAAGGAAGCCTGTTGGGTAGGATATAACATTTCACCAACACCATTTAAAACCATTCCAGCACCAATCGCACTTAATCCTGTACCAATAGCTGTTCCAAGAACACTACCAGCTACTCCAGTAGCTCCTACAAAAGGTATTGCTGACGCAGATCCAGCAGCTAAAGCTCCTCCAAAACTTTGAGTACCGAATAATCCTGCACCTGGAAAAAAGAATGACGCACCAATTAATAATCCTCCCAATAAGATATTTCTAAATCCACCCCCTGCTCCTGATATTACTGGAACGATATGAATATCCTGTTGTCCTATTGGATAATCTAATTCATCTTCATTAATCTCGTAATTCCCAATTTTTACTTGATAATGTTTAGGAGTCATATACTTTTCAACTTCTGGAAAATTATTTACTAAAAAACTAATAGCTTGAGGTAAATTATGTACTTGCACTTCAAATTCTTTGTGGCCTATAAATTTAGCCAGCTCTCCATACAATTTTAGTTTACGCAACATAACGATACCGCCCTCCTGTACATTTTAATAACCAAGGTGAGTATGCCTCTCTACAAGATAGTCTATCTGCTAAATGATGTAAAACATCTCCATCTAAGAAAATAGCCACATGATTTAATCCTTGTCCAAAGATACTCATTGCTAAAACATCACCATTTATTAATTCTTCGTTTGGATCTAGTAATCTAAAACCCCTGCTAGGTAAATACCTTTCAAAAACAGGATCATTTAAGAAATCTTCTACTTTTGCTGGTCTTTTATAGTCTAATAATTCAATTCCTTTCTCTTCTTTATACCAATCAATAACTAATGACCAACAATCTGTTATACCCCAAACCCATTCTCTTCCTAGTAATGGAGCTTTATAACCACTTGGTTCGCAGTAACCCCACTTTTCTGTTTTTGGATTAACAATATGCCAAGGTAAATTAGAATCTTCACAGCTAATCAAATCTGCCTGACTCGGAGTTGGAGGAGTAACTGGATGACTATGAACAATGCCTGTAATCTCACCAACAGAATCAGCTTTTACATAATCAACTGGATCGAGAACAAAACATTGATATGAAGTCATAGATAAATTATTACAGGGATAATATTTTTCTTTACCTTTTACATTTAACAAAAGACCAACAGATTCTTTCGGATCTTCAACTTTTGCATGACTGAGAGCAGCTTCCTTCCAATCACTCATGGCATAAACGTACCAATAGAAGGAAATAGTTGCTTAGTGCATACTCTTAAAGGGATTCTTATATTTGCCAGATCAAAAGAAGCAGCTAATTCAAATTGAACAACGGCTCTATTTTCTGCTGATTTTCTATCTATTTTGTAAATTTGTTGAGGATATTCTGCTGTTGGATCAGGTGTTCCGTAAGGGTTTGATTGACTTGTAGAAGTTGAACTTGTTTGTTGTTGGATCGTATTTGGGTTATTCATTGTAATTGTATTTCCCATTCCATTACCATGAACGCTGCAATAGTATCTCAAATCATTTGGTGCGGTTGGATATGCTGGCTGATAAGTTACTGTTGCCCCTGCTTGCCCAGGAGTCCCGCTAACAGTTGTAGTTTGTGATCCTCCAGCATCAGATTTTATTCTTAGTGGATGGTTTGCATTTGTAGCATCTGCTTGATTAAAAATATAAGTTGATGCACGTTTCATTGTAAGAACTGGATTTGTAACCCCATTAATAGCAAAATAATTAGAACCACCTACATTCACTACTGTTACTGTGTAAGTCACAGTTTCTACATCAGAAGGATCAGCAATAGTTGAAGTTGATGTAGTTGTTGTGGCTACAGGATTAAAATTTGCAGAGTCTAAAAATCTTGCTAAAGTTGTTCTTCTTTTTACTACCGCACCAGTAAGATCATTTCCAGGAGTTAATATATTTACGTTTAACAAAATAGCTGTAATTACATTAGTAACATTACTGATAGTCAGAGTAGGTCGAGGTAATTGACCATTTGCATATTTAAAACCTTCAGCTTCCATCGGTATTGCAATATAAGTATTTCCATCCCAAATAATATTTCCATTATTAACTTCATTTGTACCAGCATGAAATCGGTAAGTTGTAGCCGATCCATGTAAAGCTGCATCTGTTGTTAGCTCAAATAGTTCAATAACTGAACCAGGATTTATGGATTGGGTTTCAGATACAGGATTTGCCATTAAGGTTCAAATACTTGTGTAAATGTTGCATTAATTCTATTTCTATTAAATTCAAATATTTCTTTAGTAAACGAAGGACAAATCCATTTAAAAGTTGTAGTTGAATCAGGAGGAGACCAATCAAAAGATGCTCCATCAACTTTTCTTGCTTCTAGAAATGTTTCTATTTCAGCCGTATCTTCATCATTTTCATTAAATGTTAAACTCCATTGCTTTGCTTTTTGATTTATACCAAATGTAAATCTTTGTTGGTAGCCATCACCAAACTGAACTGTTCTGGTATTAGTAATATCAGTTTTATTTGCAGAAAAAACAGGGTTATAACTAGGAAAAGTAGCCATTATCTTAATAAACCTCCAGGTCTTCTTTGTTTTAATAATTCTGATTGTATCGCTGCTGAGATAGCCCTGCCAAGTTCTTTACTTTGTTGTTCATCACCTTGAACAGACGATCCAGAGGCATCTACATTTACGCTGATGTTTGTACTACCTCCTCCACCTAATTTGTCATTAGGAATTATTGTACCTGATCTTTTTGGTACGAATAACTCTGGGCCTTTCTCTCCTACTATTGAAGGTTTACCTACAGGTGGATTACCTCCACTTGCAAAACCCAAAAGTCCTCCAAAACCAGGTATTCCTCCCAAAATAGTATTTACACCGAGTCTTATGAGACTTGAAGATAAATCATTTAATATTGATTTTGCAGCATCACCTAAAGATTTTGTTCCTTGAATTGCAGCAACTAAATTATCACTAACACCAGAAGCAATAGACTCTCCAATTTTTTCAAAATTAGATTTTATATCTTTAGTAGATTCGTTTAGTTTATCTGTTGCAGTTGCAGCTTCTGACAAACTATCAACTTGCTCGTCTATTTTATTTTTTATACCTTCTAAAGTTGTTAATCTGGTTTGATCTTTTTCTCCTAAAATTGCTTCTAATTTTTGTTTTTCTAAAAGTTTATCAATTTCTACCTGTAAAGCATCTTTAGCTAAACTACCTTCTTTTTCTATTCCAGCAATAGTTTTAGCGAGTGCTGGATTTAATCCATCTCTTCTTAATTCTACAATTCTTTTTGTTTCTTCCGCTTCTGCTTCAATACTAGTTTTTAAACCATCGAACTTTTGAGTTAGATTATCTGCTTCTATTGATGTATTTCTTCTAATTGCAAATATTTGCTCCTCGGCACTAATTTCTTCTAGTAACTGTTTCTTTCTTCTGCCTTCCCCTCCTCTACTTTTCATTGACTCCGCAGCATTTCTTCTATTAACTAAAGCTTGTGCTTGTTCATCTCCTTCCCCTGCTGCTGCTGCAACTGTCCTAGTAGCTGCTCCAGCTTCCAATGAAGCCTGTAGTCCAGTGAGTCTTGCAACAAAGTTTGCTACTCCTGCTGCAAATGCTTGTAATTTTGTTATCGCCAAAGTAAATGAGCTTGTTAATAATCTTGTATTTTCTCCAAATTGTTTCAATGCATCTACTCCCCTTTGTCCTATTTCTGTTGCCATTAATCTCATTGAAGCATTAAAGGCTGCTGTTTTACCTTGCGTCTGTTCTATTAATTTTAAACGAGATTCTTCTGCTGATCCCTGTAAACCTAGTGCGTCTGTTACAGCTTGGGTATTCTGAGTGAATGGCCCCATAGCCTGTCCAAGTTTACTTATAGCATCAAGAGCACTTTGTATTGATTGAACAAGTGCTGTAGCTGCAATACCTCCTGCAAAACCACCCATACCACCAAACATTCCACCAATACCACCACCCAAAGCTCCTGCTGCTGCTCCTACTGGCCCTTGACCGAATAACAAAGGGAATGCACCACTGATTAATGCACTTTGAGTATCAAATCCTTGTGTTGCTCCTAAACTAGCCATTCCTCTACCTATAGGATTATTCATTCGTGTTCTTTGTCCTGCTGCATTTCTAGATTGTTTATCAGATATTCTGCTAAATGCTCCTTGAGCTTGTACATTTTTGCCTAATAAATCATTTTGTTGAGCATAAGCTAGGTTTAAAGCATCTTGAGCTTTTTTAAGTTGAATTGCTGCTTTAGCTGCACCATCTGTACCTAATGCAACTCGATTAAAATTTCTAGTCGCAGTAGAAAGTTGTTTATTTAATGTATTAATACTTCTAACTTGACTAGCAGCACCGACAGAGGTTTTATTTCCTTTTCTGACAGCACCTTCTTTCTCAGCTTGTTTGGTAATCTGTTTATTAGATTTATTAATCTCCTTATTAAGATCTCGTATTTGTTTTTTTGCTTCTTCGAGTTTTCTTATACCTTTTACGGCAATTTCGATATCTGCTCTAGTTGCCACAACTAAACACTAAAAAGTTACTTTATTCTATCTTATCTCTTTCTTTTTGCTTTTTCCAATTCTTTTTCTTGTTGTTCATTTAAAATTAAAAAATATGCACTCCAACCTATAAGTTCTTCCATTGTCATACTTCTTACTTCAACAAGACTTTTACCTAATTCTTTTGCAACACCAAACTGTAACATCATAAGATTGTCTTTTTTCAGTTGGGCGGCTAACTCTTTGGGTCAGGAGTTTCCTCTTCTGAATTAATAACAGCAAGCATTAAAGTTTGTAAATCACTATCTTTAACTTCATTTTTTAATACGTCTATTTCTCCTGCACTAAATAATTTTCTACCATTTTCATCTTGTGCTTTAGCAATAAGTAATTGTAAAGCAAAAGCATTTGCATCATTACTTTTAGCTTGTTTTTGTGCTCTTTCTCTTTCTGCCATTGTTAATGGACTTACATACATTTCAAAAACAGAACCATCAGATAATTCAACTTCTTTCTTTGTCGGTTCAAGATTTGCAGCTTTTCTAAGCCTATCTAGTGCTGATAGATTGCTTGCCATGAATAAAAACAATATTATATTTATATTATTCTAATATAAAACATAAAAAAACCCCAGATAATCTGAGGTTCGTTAAGTTATGCTAATTTAACTAAGCAGATTTAGATAAGTCGAATGTAGGAGCAGCACTAGGTCTGAAGGCTATTTCTACAACTTGTCCATCATCTGGGTTTACGTTGAAACTTGCAGAAGTAAGAATAATGTCTGCCAAAATTGATCTACTTGCGTTTTGATCTACGTTAGCACCACTCATCTGACGATCAATGTATAATCTAACCTTTGCACCAGCTTGTTGACGTTGGATAACATCTTCAACCATTCTGCTGGATAGAAGTGTGTCATCATCTGTTGAATAAACACTAGCAGAACCACTACCATCAGCAAAACCTGAGATAAAAGTTCTAAATGGTGCAGTCTGAGTAACAGTTTGACCAATACTTGTTACGTCAATTTCTGCTCTGGTTATTTCAAAACTCCATTCTCTTACAGATCCAACAACTAATGGTGTAGTAAATGTAATGCTTGCAAAAGTTCCTGCTGTAAAAGTAGGTGCTGCTGAAGCTGTTAATGCTGCTCCTCCTGCTGTTGCAGAAAGTGTCATAACACCAGTTGAAGCATCGTAAGTTTTTACAAAATGATCTCCTGCTGCAATACAGTTAGTTAATGTTGCTCCTGATGGATATGCAAGTGTTACTGTATCGTTAACTTTGTAACCCAACTGAGATCCAACAGTAATGTTTCCTCCTGATGAAGGAAAAGCTGTAGCTGCGAGAGTTGTTACGCTTGTACCAGCAGGAGAATAATATAACGCTCCCGAAGTACCCGATAGAACTGTAGCCATGATAAATAATTCTAAGGTTTGAACATACGGGTACTACCCGATATGTCTATAGGATAGCGTGAATTACAGCAAAGATTCAAGAAATTACTGTAGCTTGAAAATTTGTTTCGATTGTTGATACAAAGAAAGGTCTATCATCTTCAAATGTAGGGCCAGTAACTTCTCCAGTTCTTACATGAATCCCACTTGTAGGCTGCCCTGTGTTGTTTAATGTTTCGATACTGGTAAATGCAGTATTAATCAAAGTTTGGCTTCTAGCTGGCCCTTTATCTTTCTCCGCAAATGCTCTTACTGTAACAATTCCTCTTACATTATCTAAAGAACCAGTTAAACCAATTTCAGTTGTTACTCCAAATTGAATATTTACATAAACAAATTCACTATCTGCATCAGAAGTAACGTCACCAAAATTATCAAAAAATACAGGAACAGCAGGACTTAATGCTGCGTAAGCTGTTTTAATTGGTGCTTCAAATTTTGATCTAATTCCTTGATAATTCATTTAAAACCTTTAGCTCCTTGCTTTACTTTTTGGATAGCTTTATCTATCTCAATTTTAACAGTTTTATCTAATTCACCTCCTCGTTTGAATGTTGTTAACCAATCAGGTTGTGCTGTTCTGCTTGAAACACTTGTTTCACGACCTCCTCCAATTTCATATCTTAATGATTCACCAGGTTTTCTTCCTGTATCTGTTTGCACCCACTTTCTTCCTTTTCTACCAGCACCTATTGGTTGTGGAGTGAATCTTCTAAATCTTCCTAATTTTTTATCTTCTGCATAGTCCTTGTGATCTGAAACATTAGTGATATTAAAACTAAGCCTATTTTTACCAAGAATAGATCGTGTGACTGCTCTACCAGATAATCTTGGAACTTTAATTTTAGCTGGAGCACCAGGTTGTTTTGTACCCGAAGATGTTCTACCAGCACCTGTAATCTGCCAAGAGTTTGCATATTCTCCTGTCCAGATCGGCCCTTTTCTTTGCAATTTATCTACAGTTTCTTGTGCTGCGTTTAATGGGCCACTATATGCAACACTTGCAGCCCAACGATCAAGTTCTTTTATAAATGTTGGTAATTCATTTCTTGCCTTTGCCATTTATTGTGGCCTCGCAATAATTGTATGAAGTATAGGATTATCTCCCCTCGATGTATTAATACTAATAATTCTTGCAACTTTATTCACTCCATCTGCTGCATATTGAATCCTGTCTTTAACTTTTGGATAATATGTTCCTAACTCTTTATTACCAAAAATAATTTTTAAATCATTTGTCTGACTTGTACCTTCATAAGTAGATCCTGATACATTACTAATTAATGCTTTCATCTCAATATTCGTATCAGATCCACTTACCTCTCCTGTAGTCGTATTATATGTCTGAGATGTAGCAGTTTTAATATAAGTCACATCAATACCAAAAGTATTTAATAACTGTTCTGGTAATCCTTGAAATGTACTATCAACTAAAGACATATTATCCTCTTACTACTCTCATTTGAAAAGATCCTGCTCCACCAATCATATAGGCTCCTAAGTAACTTTGTAACCAAGGGTAAACATCCATAATATTATTAACAGAACCATTTCCTTGACTAGCAAGATTATATTTAACTTGTAAATCTCCTAACTTTGCTTCTGCAATATTTCCATTTGTTCCTATATTTCCTGTCATTGCATCGGTATCATTTGCTAACGCTCTAGCTAATTCATATTGTGCATACTTAATATTATTTGGGATTGCAGTACAAGCTAGTTCTACATCATCTACCTGATAATTATTTCTAGGAAACTTTAATGCCTGTCCATGATCACATCTATCTCCAAAAAATACAAAGCTATCAATCCATCGGGTTGCTGCTATTAATGCTCGATTCTTTTTGTCATCTTGTTTATTATCCCATTGCGTAGAACTTGGAACAGTTTCAAAGTATGCGTCTGCTTCAGCTAATGTGACATAACTATTAGCATTAGCTCCAGATAATGTTGCGTCTATAGTAGCTGCCACGATCTATAAAGTAATTTAGTTTTATTGTAGCGTAAAGAAAAAACCCCACCAATAATTGATGAGGTTCTTTACTGCTTTGCTTTGCAACTTAATAATACGATTAATAAGTTGAAGTATCAAGAGGTGAGTTAACAGTTAACTGAACTAATGGAATTAAGTCAGCATCATATGTTAATGCCCACTTGTTAGCTGTTGCTAAGTTCGCATTAGTTGGGTTGTCATCAGCAACGTTCCACTTAGTACCCATAACGTGATAAGCACTATGGTAGTCAACTGACATTACATCCTGCTTAGAAAGAATGTTTCTTTCAGCTTCGATTCTTAGTGCTTGCTGATTACCTTCGAGGATTGTTCCTGAAGATGTTAGGTAGCAGAAGAACTCGATTTGATGACCACTTGAACTAGATGGTGCAACTGTGTTAACAGCAGAGTCAACAACAACTGTACATCCAGCAAATTCACCAACGGCTCTATCGCTGATACCAACACCACCGCCACCCCAAGTGAGGTTAGTTCCTGTTGATAATGCAGAAGTAGAGAAAGTTAACATACCAACCTGATAGAGGTAGTAAGCAACTGTTGGGTGAACGATTAGGAGATCAAGATCCTCTCCTCTTTCTCCAAGCAAGTTTCTCGCTCTTGAAATAGTTGAAGCTGTTAAGAAGTTAACTTCAGTAGCACTAGCACCAGCTTTTGCTACGTCTAACTTGTTAGCTGCTAATGCAGTTCCAAATAAACCAGCTAAATGTGAGAACAATCTAGCGTTATTTAATTTGTTGATTGCATCTGCAAGTTGGTTTCTGATGTGACCCATTGGATCTTCACCAGCAGCCAAGATAGCAAGATCGTCAACAGCATATGCAAATGCTCTATGACAAATAGTTGCAACTTGTGTTGCAGAACTAATCTTCTGAGGTGTTAAGTAACCTCCAGATGATGTTCCCCATCCAGCAGCACCAGTTAGAATTTCTTCTGTTGGGGCGATTGGGTTAAATTCTGGAACTTGGATTCTTGTTCCACCTTCTGTTGAGTCAAGCAGAGGGTTACGAACTACAGCACCAGATTTGATAAATGCACTACGTTCCTTGATAGCTTCGGAAACGTAAGTACTAAAATTATTTCTCTTGACGACATCCGCTAGTAGGACACCGCCAGTATAATTCTGAAACGGAGCAGCCATTCAGATTTACCTTTTTTATGTTTGCGATACCCTAATCACAGATAAGGGCATTAGTTTCACAGAAACTAACTATTTTGTTTGAGCCTCCCTCTTCAGCACGGCTGAGAGTTCGGGGTTCTCATTCTCCATTATAAGCTGTTGAGTCAAATTGCCACTCTTCCAAGGATTATCTGTTCCACCTGACACATTTGATATAGGACTAGGCTTTGCACCCATACCAGCAGAACTACTAGCTTTAAAATGATGTTCGTAACCACTACCAGGATTTTTAAGACTTGTAAGATAAGTATTTAAATCTTGTTCAACCCCACCATTAAGAACAACAACCTTACCTTCAGCATTTTTTTGTAATTTTCCCTGTAATAGTGAAAGCATTTGTTCTGCATTTATAGCACCTTGATTACTAATAGCTGCTAATGCTGTAGTTTTTGTAGAAGCTACTTCATTAGAAGTTTTCATATCCTGTAACTGCTGAGATAACGTATTGATCTGTGTATCTTTTTCCTGTGCAGTTTTATTGGCTTCTTCCCACAATGTTTTCCATTGTCCTTGATCTTCTAATTCTTTGGTACGTTCTGCTTCTTTTTTCTTATAAACTTCGTCTAATTTACTTTTTGCACCTTTGAATTTTTCTTGTTCATCTGCAACTTGTTTTTTAAGAGCAGATAATTGATTTTCATATTCTGCTTTCACAGAATCTAAATTTGGGGCTGTTGGTTGTGAAGGAGTTTCAGTCACGGACTGATCAGTAGGAGTCACAGACTCAGACTGAACTACTTTTTCTTCAATCATAGTTAATCAGGTGAAGTAAATTTTTCAATTTCGGCAATTAATTCTGCCTTATTATGTCTTCTATCTAATTCAATTCCTATGGTACGAGCATAAGTCTCTAATTGTTTTTTAGACATAGATTCAAAATCAGCAGTTGTTTCTTTCTGAACAGAAAGTTTTTCTTTTAGTTCAGATTTTACAACTGGTTCTGGTTCTACATTTTGTGTAGATTTAACAGCAGGAATTTCTGCCATTTGCCACTTGAAACTTCCATCAGGTTGTTCAACGTAGTCCAGAAATTTAGACATAATAATGTATGTACTTGTATATCATTGTAACAGATTATTCAGATTTAGCCTCATTCGCTGAAGGTAACACTTCACCTTGTACCAAAATATCTCTAAACTCTTCTCTATCAATGACTTGTTGATCAAATAATGATGTTAATGCTGTAATATCTTGCCCTATCAGTCTTTCAATATCAAAATCTCTACTAATTTTTACTTCTGGTGGTTCTATTCCTACATACTGTGCAGATAAATTAAATGCTTTTTGTAACTTTTGTTCTAATTCCATAGATACCATTGCAAGCATAGAATTAGTATCAACTCGATCTAATCTTCGAGCGTCAGCACTTTCCGCTACAAACTTTTGTTGACTTAATGTACTAATACCAAGAGTAGCCATTTGCATTTGTAATTCTCTTATTTCAGCCGATTGTGCTTCAAATGCACTACTAGCTGGTTCAACATAATACACTTTATTTCCTGGCTGAGTTGCCATTGCGTAGTTTACAGATATAGCTAAATCTTTTGTCTGATCATCATATCCTTCCATTACTAGCATTGGTTGAGATGCAACGTGCAAACTATGTATCAAATCAGCTTGTCTTTGAAAATGTGCAAGATTAAGATACGCAATATCTAATAAAGGTGGTTTACTTACTAAATTTTCAACTTTTCCAGAATAAACAGTAACTAATGGTATTTCACCAAGAGAAAATTCTCCTGATTCTGCTAATTTAAAATCTGTTTCTCCAGCAGGACTATTCATATTTCCAGCATAAGCACCGCTATCTTCTTCATACATATCTTCTATTGTTCCTTTCTTTCTAAAAACACGATAACGACCAGGTTCTATAACTCTCATCTGCTCATAAATCTTTTCACCAAAAGCACCATCGGGTAATACTGCCCTTTCAGCTATTCTTACCTGAGTTAAATTTCCATAATTAGATTCTCTGTCTAATCTCCAACCATAGATATTTGTAGGATCTATTTCGATCCAATATGGTCTACGATTCTGTTGACGTTCTTCAGCTAAACTCATTGCACCAGAAGGTGCAGGATAATCAACAAGAATATGACTTTGACCATAAGTTAATGAACACATTAATAATCTTCTTGCGTATTCATCTAAATCAGATTTGCAACCATCAACATCCATCTTGAACATTTCAGTCCAATAAGGATCTCCATTTAAAGTTATTGGTTTTCTAAGAACTAAACCTGTAGCTGCTCTGATTAATCTTTGTGTGAAAGGACTAAATACTGATCTATTTACTCTTGCAAGATAAGCATCGTAATCTTCTCTAGGTTCTAGAGGTAGAAAGGCTTCGCTATTTTCTCTAAGATATTCTGTTCCTTCACTTACAGCTTTCATTATTTCCCAACCCTTGACCATGTCCAATACTGCTCTAGTACGAACAAATGGACTATCAACACCTCCTACAGAAGATGAGGCAGTAATACTTGTTTTTAATAATCCTGGTAATGCATAAGTCATTTCAACACCTCCATCGTTTTAAGGCTAACGCTTTTCTTGTAGGTCTGCCTTTTTTATCTTTCAAAGGCCCAGGCATTCCACTCATTCTCGCACAAAACGATTTCCTTCTTGCTTTTTCTTTTGGTGTTAATCCTGATTTTTTAGTAACTGGTGCTTTTAAATTACTACCAGTAGCAGCATTATATTTTTTACGGCCTTTAGCAGTTAGTCCACCTTTCTTAGACTTTTCGCCTCTTCCTATAGATAAACTAACTCCTTTTTTCCGTGGCATTATTTTCCTACCTTCACTTGTGCCTTTTTATGGGCTTGAGTAAATGAATCTCCTGCTCTCATACGTCTTTTCATAAATTCCATATGTTTCTGAGAATGATGAACAGAATGTTCCTTAAGTTTGTTCTTTTGAGAAGAAGTAAGTTTCATTTTACTTAGATAACTCTATGTTACCGCTTTACTAAAGATTTTACACTCATTTCTTTTTCTTTTTTGGCTTAGTTTTCTTTTTCTTACCTTTTTTGACACTTGCGATGTAACCTTGACATCGACTCATTGCAGCAGATTTACTCATTTTTTCTTTTTCCTCGTTGTTTTACGTCTATGTTGATAATTTATTTTTTTACTACTAGTTTTTTCACGTTTAAATTTAGCTTTTTCACTTGCTGACATTTCTCCTACAGTCTTAGGTGTCTTACTTGATACACGTTTTTTAGGTCTACAGGCAGGATATGCTCTATCTTCACCTTTTGAACGACCACAAGGTTTACCAGTTTTAACATCAACCCAGTTTTCCTTAAACCAACGTGTTAAACCACCTTTAGCTCTAGGACTTGTACTACTTTTTTTTCTTTGTGGCACGTTTTTTCTCCACTCGATAAGTACCACCACGCTTTTTATACTCTCGGACTAACCAAGCATTAGCGTAGGCAGAAGGATAAACAGCAAACTTACGTTTTGCTTCTGATTTTACTCTAGAGTATAACGCTTTATTTACAGGTACATTCGCCACGTTTTTTACCTCCCTTCTTTTTTTTCTTCTTTTTCTTAGTAGTTGAATGATACATAGTAAGAATTAGGTAGTTCTTAGTATATTCTAAACGCAGTTTGACCTAGTGTCTCTGGTTTTGCCAAATTAAATTGTTGTAGACAAAGATAACCAAAAGCATCAAAAGCATGATCAACACCCAAGTTTTTATTAGGTAATCCTGTATTCGGTGCATAAGTTAAAGTTCTGAGTGCTTTTATCAATTCTTTACATCTGGGATGTATTAATGTCCTCCTCGCACCATTCGCATCAAATAAGGCAGTATTGACAGCAGTTATCTTATCTCTGATCTTCCAGGGAGCTTTAGGACTCATAACAGTAAAACCTGACCTTCTTAAAATAGTATGATCTGTAACTCCCAACCCACTTGTCTTTCTTGCGTTACCAGTAGGGTCAGGACAGGCAATAATTCTTCGATCAATTCCATATCTTCTCGTGACTTCTTCAGCAAAATCCCAAGTTGTAGCACCTCCTGTCAGCATAATCTCATCAAAGACATATAGTGTATCATCATGTTTAACAGCACAGACCCCCGCCATAGGATCTACGTTAAAATCCAGACCCAATAACAACGGCAGCATATGTAAATCTTCTACAGTCTTATCAATATTGTCATCACCGAAACTAACAGCAACCAGTCCAGTTAAATTCTCAAAACTAGCTTCAAATTCCTGTCTGAATGTCCTCTCATCTAATTGACCTCTAGCTGCTTCTACTTCCTCTTCCTTTACATTACCCCCTTCAACTGTAGTAAAACTCCATCTTTGCCAATCCTCCCATTCCCTCTCACCACAAAAACACCACATATCATAAAACCAACTCGCAGTTCCATCAGGAGTACTAATAAATAAAGCCCAACCCTGTTTATCAGCCAATGCAGGAGTACTAATAAATAAAGCCCAACCCTGTTTATCAGCCAATGCAGGTCTGATAACTTCAGCCCATACATCACGATCCATAAATGCAGCCTCATCCAATACAACACCAGCTAAACTCCTACCCCTCAATGCCATCGCATTTTCAGTTCCCTTTAATTCAATACTTGATCCATTTATCAAATCTAACCTCAGATCTGTCTCATTCTTAGCCTGCACCCACACCTTCGGCACTAACTTTTTCAATTCCTTCCACGCAATATCCTTTGCCATCCTATAAGTAGGGGCACAATAGAAATATACCTCCCCAGGCCTCTCTATCGCTCCTCTCAATAGCTCTATACAACTAAGATAACTCTTCCCAAACCTTCTCCCAGCTACCAATAACCTAAATCTTTTCTCACTATTGAACACTTCCCCCTGTGCATATCTTAAACTGACCTCATTCAAGCTCATAAAACCCTTTTTTTCACAATATTACCCTTTTTCTAGCATTTTTCATACTTTTAAGGCTATCATCGGATTATTAACCCCCTCACCTACAGATTGTGACTGAATCTTTTATTAATACTTTCAATAATGACCTCCCAGCTCCTCAACGTAAACCCAGAGTACAAAAGTACACAGGAGGAACTAACTCAAGAGCAGTCATAGAAGCTCGTTGCCAACGACTATACTCTCGTCAGCTAGAAGGTAAAACTACAAGACAACTCGTTATAGAACATTCTAAAAGAGAAAACATCTCAGAACCCACAGGTTGGGCTGACTGGAAAAAAGTTAAAGAATGGAATGATGAAGATTGGAATAAAGAAAGAGATAAAATGATCCCCAGACTTCAAGCAATGCGTATGAGACTCTTCAACAAAGCAATCTCTAAAGGTCAACTTCAAACAGCCGCACAAATCTTAGACTCCCTAGGTAAAGTCGTAGGCGAATCCGTTGAAACTGTTAACATTCAAGCTCCAGAACTTGCTATCCGCATAGAACCAAAAAATTAACCAGAATATATTTAGGTTACCCGTATACCCAGGTAGATATAAATTTTTTTACAACTACTCCCCCAACCTATTACCTATATTCTCCGAAGCTCTGAAGCTCTACTCTTTTAACAGAATGTCTGTAAGCTCCATAATCTAAATCTAACTTGTTAGCTTTGTTACTAGCTCTCATTCTAGATACATATTCTCCAATTACTCTAGGTTGAGATATGCTATCTCCAATAAATAAAACTTGATATTTAAATTGTTGTTTGTTCATTGTTCAATTAATTTATTAACTATATTTATAATAACATAATTTTATTCATATTGCTAGTAATTAACATAAGTTTATGTTAATATAGTAATAAGAATACTTATAATAGTACTTCTTAAATTTTCTCTAATCTTAATTATTATCTTACCTTTTGATAACTAATTACTTCAGAGAATATTTATTCTTAGCTTTAATAAAACTAAGAATAATAAAATTATCCAAAACCTATTTAATTAAAAAAAATGATCAAACACTTATTTCTATGGTTATCGGTTGGGAGTCTCTTTTATTTTGGAGTTAGTTCTAGTTTGCATAAGTCAACAAAGATTGATTGTGAAGAGTCTAATATCTCATTAGCTTGTAAGCAATTAGAAAAAGAGACAATCATAAATACAATTTTATCGGAGATATAAAAATGATAAATATTCTACATAGCAAAATTCAAGATCAAGAAAAATTAATTATTGAAAAAGATCTTTTAATAAAAAGTTTAAAAGAACAAATAGAAATAAAAAATAGAATTATCCATTTACAAGACACAAAACTATTTTAAAAAATTATGAATAAAAATTATAAACACATTGAAGACTTTTATAATATGGATTCTGATTTTAAGAATTCATTTAAAAGTACTCCTTTTGATTTCTATCTAGATTTCATAGGATATACAACGGATAGAAATTTAAAAGAAGAAGAAAAAGAAAATAAAAATTATAGAGACTATGAAAAAAGATATAAAGCAAGAAATTCAATAAGTACTCACAAATGGAAGCATCAAGTATTTGAAGCTGATCAAGTATTTGGACATAGAGAGAGAGTACAATTTGGATTAGCTTTAATGATATTTGAAGATGTAGGTTATGAAGATGTTTATAAGTTTATAGATAATTTATTAATAGAAGAAAAATAAAATAATAGTTTCTTATAGCTTTCAAATACTGAGAGTTATAAAAAACTATTTTTATAAATAGTTTTATTATCAAACTTTATTTAATTAAACAAATGAAAAAGATTACTTATGAAAAATGGGAGTCTAAATTTTACGATGTACCATTTATAAAAGAAAATTTTAAATTATTGGAATCAATGGGAGTGGGAACTGAAACTATTTTATGGAGTCAAGAAACAAGTGACGGAAAAACAAAATTTGTTAGAGTTTTTCATTATGGGGGATGGTATGAAATATTGGAGAATGGAAATCATTATTTAATATTAGGTAATGAAGATTGGATGAGTAAAGAAGAAGAAGAAATAAAGACAATGAAAAAAGAGTTATTTGATTGGGCAATAGATATGGGAGTTATAGATATAGAAGAAGTAGATAAAAAAGAATTAACAAGTTTTGGAGTAATAGAAAAATGAAACAAGCTTATTTTTATTTACCATGTGGTAACAAGTTAGATACTGATAGTCCTAAATTTAAAGGATATTATGATATTACAGAATCATGGAATGGTTGGAAGTGTCCAAAATTTGAAGAAGAAGAGTTTAATAAAATAGTTGAATATTATACTAATGAAGAAACTAATACAGAAGAAATGATTGAAGAAATAATTGAATTCTGTGATAAAAAAATAAATAAAGTAATTAGAGATAATAAAGAATATTATGATTTCGGTAGTTTCTGTTTATGTTGGGGAATAAATGAAATTTAATAAAAAACTAACAACACCTGAAAAAGCTAAACAGTTTATAAAAGATTTAGTTATAAATGATTTAGATTTTCATTTTGATACTCCAGCTATAGAAATATTTAAAGGCAGATTATCAGAGCTGGAGATTGAACAATTACAAATAAGAGTAAATGAAATTTTTAAATTATTAAATGATCCTTTTAAATATTCTGTTTTTTATGGAAATTTATATTATGGAGATCCAATAGCATTTAAAAAACTTTTTAATTTTATTTATAAAAAATAATAATAGTTGCTCAAAGGGATATTAAATATCCTTTTATGAAGCTATTTTATTTTAGTTTCAAATATCCTGGATATCTTAAAGGCCGTTAAAGGCCAATAAGGTTAAAGGCCGTAAACACTTATTTAATTAAAACAATGGATCAAGAAATTATTAAATGGTTAATTTCTACAGTTAACAATCGAATTGAAAATTTAGAAAATAATCACGAACCAGATTTAATAAAGGATGAATTAAAGATGGCTAACTATGTTTTATACAAGTTAGGAAAATTAGAAGATATGGGAGATATTTAAAAATGATTGATGCACTAGGAGAAATTCTTACAGAAGAAGAAACTAAATTTCTTGCTGAAATTTTATATGAAGCATGGTTTAGTTTGGATGTAAGAAATATGAGTAATGAAAAAAGAAAAATGTATTCTTCGATTAAAAGTAAGATATCAAGATTAAACAATAATTGATATTATTATATATCAATATATGTTAAAATAAATATTAGAAGTGTAAAAACTTCTTTTTTAAATTCAAACTTATTTAATTAAAAAAATGAACTTACTTAAATTAAGTAAAGGTAACGCAAAGTTATCTAATGATACTTTGATACTATCGATATCAGCTGGTATAACTTGTCCAGGTAGCAATAATTGCAAAGCATGGGTAACAGTTAAAAATGATAAAAGAGTATTAAATAGAGGTCCTGAAAGTATGTTCACTTGCTTTGCGGCAAGTGAAGAATTACGTTACCCTAACGTATTTAAAAGTAGGAGATATAACTATAATTTAATTAATAGTTATGTAGTAAAAAAAGATATAAACGGGTTAACTAATTTAATTAATGAATCAATACAAGCTAAGAAAAAGAATATTAAAAAGTTTAGGATTCATGAATCAGGAGACTTTTTTAATATTATCTATTTAAAAGCTTTTATAAATGTAGCCAGATTAAATAAAGATATAAAATTTTATTGTTATAGTAAAAGCTTAGATTTATTTATGACAGTATTTCTACCAGATAATTTTTATATGGTAGCCAGTTACGGGGGAAAATTTGATTACTTGATTAATCAAGGTTATTTTACTAAGTACTCAAAAGTTGTATTTAGTGAAGAAGAAGCAAAGAAACTTAATTTAAAAATAGATAAAGATGACTCTCTTTGCTTTGGAAATAAACCTTTCGGTTTATTACTTCATGGATTGCAAGAAAAAGGAAGTGAAGCTGGGGAAGCTTTAAAACTTATAAAACGTAAAAAGAAACTAGCTATAGCTTAGATTTTAAGTAATTAATTAAAAGTAAATTAACCAGGATATCTAAATTTTTATCATTAGATGAAAGTTTATTTAACCTGGTTAAATGGTTTTTAAACTCATCATTAGTGGTGATGTTGTGATCATGAATAAATTGTTTAATTAAAGACATCTTAAAGGCCAAATTTGATTAGTATACTAATTCTATGATATCATGAATGCATAACCTTATATCATTTAATTAATCATGAGAGAGACACAAAGTCATTTAATCGTCATGCAACATCGATTGAACGAACTATTACCTGAATATCAGGTAACGATTATTAGATTAATCAATCATTTAGCGTCACATAACCATACTTACAGACAACACGCAATGAACAGAATTAAAGATATAAGTTTAGAAAATCCTTACATCGATGATATAGAAGGATTTGAAAAGCTTGTAATAATCGAAGAAACCTGCCCTGATGAGGATGAAAACTAATGAAATTAGAAAAATGTTCAGCAATTAGACTTGAAACTTTAAATCATTCAATTGTTACTAATCCTAATGGTGTTGAATATCGTATTTCACATTGGGAAGTGAATATTGAAAATATTCATGAAATTCTTGTTGTTATGACTAAGGAAAATGATCCTGAAAGTATTCTAGGCGAAGAAGTTACTTTATCCTGGAACTCTATAAAAGATTGGTCGATACAACTGCAAACTGAAGGTTATAGGATTGCTTAAAATGAAACTTTATGAATTTATTGATCAGGCCATACAACAACACATAGGTCTAACTAAATATAAAAACTTTAACTTTGATGAAACTTCAAGTGATGCACTTGTAGACATTATTGAAGTTATTAAAGCTTTACCTATTGGTGAAATTGAATTAAAAGAAGAAGGTGATGATGATGATTATGACTATATTGGAGACGAATGGTAAATGGTAAAAGAAAATCCTAATAAAGAATCCTGTAGAGAAAGGATGAAAGAGCTTATTCGAGTTAAAAAACTCAATAGGAATCAGGTAGTTAAAAGATGCATGAGAGAATTTGATGACGTTCACAAATCAACTTTTTATGGTTGGTATGATGAGGTTATCAATGATCCTGATATAGTCAGCTGGGAAGAAGATCGAAAGCTTGAAATAGTATCTGAATATCAAGTTAAACAGGATCTTTTAGAAAGAATGTTTAATCGTAATATGGAACAATACGATAGATATTGTGATGATTATGAAGAAAACCAGGATACTGAAATTTTAAACAATATCGAAAAATATGAAGATAGACTTAAATACTTTATTAAAAAATAACATACACGAAAATTCGCTAACGAAAACTATGAACTTTGAAGAACTTGAAAAAAAAGAATTTAATTTTAAATTCTCATTCAATATGCTAGCTAACATTATTTTGTTTTTACAAAAGATACAGCAAATGCATCCAGATGAAGATCACCCAGTAAATGAGGTAGTAACTCACACAATAGATGAAATAGTAGATCAATTATGTGATGAAGATTTAGAAAGCATGAATATTTATTTAAAGGCAATAAACCTTGAACTTTCACTAAAAAAGGACATTGAAAATGATTGACAACCCATTACCAGATCAGATTATGAATCAAGATGATGATTTATATATTTCTGATCAATTCAATGAACATTGCATTGATAAAGCTAAAGAAATAGCTTCAGAATTTAATCTGTTACCAGAATTTATTGATGACTTTTCTGAATATTACATAGAAATATGTAAAGAATCAGATGAGGGTTATAGCTTGATAAATGATAAAAGTATTATCGATGAATGGTTTGAATCAATCGATAGTGATTATCCATCACCTTATAAAGATTATGAACCAGGTGATATTGATTTACTTAATTTTTCTTAGCCAGGTATTCTTTAAGTGCAATTCTAACGTGATAAGCCATAGGAATACCTTCTTCACTTCTTTTTTTTAATTCTTCATATTGATCAGGTGCAAATTGGCACATATACCTGATGTAATCGTTTTTAGTTCTTGGCATGAATATAAGTTGATATAAGATATATATATCATAATATAAAAAGACTATCAAGTGAAAACTCGATAGTCGATTTTCTTGGATCGTTACCCGTGTGAAGTAACTAATTGCTTATGAAAGGGTTAATAACGTCATGAAACATAAACGTAGACTCCCCAGACATCCTCAATGGGAACTCTTTTACATCTTTGAAAGAAATTACGAGGTTATTTAGAGTCATCAATAACAATCTCTATCAAAGGAGCAGCAACTACCTTAAGTATATAACAGATTGGTGATATGAATGTAAATATATATGACATATTAATATATCAATATTTAATGCTGAAAGAAAAAGAAAAGAACCAAAAGAAAAAGAATATATAAATAGTAAGTAAATATTTATTATATAAATTATATATTATATATATATTATATATATATATTATTAATTACATATAACTTATAGGATATAGAGAAGAATTTTCTAAATTGATACTTGACAAATAAAATATATACCTTTAGTGTCTAAAACATACACTAAGTATCCAATGTCCGATAAGATTAAAGTAGCTGTTTATCTCGATCCTGAGTTGAATGACTTCTTGGAAAAGAATAAAGGCGAAGAATTAAAAAAATCTCAGTACATCCGAACAATTCTCAGAAAAGAAATGAGAATTAAGCAAAGGAAAGCTAAACCAAACATATCCGTACCTATGGATGTTTTTGGATTTAACACAATTACACCTGATTTAATTCCTGATGATCTGAAAGAATATGCTGATCTTCTAGTTGAATGGTGGCCTATCAGAAAGCAAAAAGGTGGAGTTTGCTCTACAAAGGTCGCTAACCGCATCTTTAAAACGCTCAGGTCATTTCCATCACAGGATAGGAAAGAAGCTCTTGAGAAGGCAATCAGTAATGGCTGGAAGGATATATTCCCACTTAAGAAGGGTTACAAACCAGAAGAACCTAAAAATCATCCAAATCAGAAAGTATTCAAAGCTAGTGATGTTGATCTTCCACCAACACTTGCTGAATTGAATGAAAATAATGCTAATAAGTTTATGGAGGACTTCTAAATGCAAAAACTATTTGATATTTCAGTCATCAAAACTTTGAAAGATGGTATTAAAAAAGGTAGGTGGACTATCGAAGATCTGGATCAACCTCCCCCAGGTTGGACAGAAGTAGTTAACAACTGCAAAGGTAACCCTGCTTTCCCTCAAGGATATCAAGGTGTCGAATACCAAAATCTTGCCAGGGTTAAAGAACCTAAACCTGTAGAGGAGAAAGTAGAACTTACTGATCCTAAAGACTTACCAACTTATTTTTAATTAAACATGAACACTATTCAAAAACTTCCTAAACCTGCTGTCTTCAGAGATGAAGAAACTCATAAATATTATTGTGAGAAATCCGATAAGTGGTTGAAATGGTCAACTACTGCTGTATGTAGTGATCTGACAGAAGAAGCGAAAGAAAACATTGAAAGGTTAAGACATATCTGGCAACCGAGAGGAGAAACTGTTCATAGCTGCCTGGAACAGAAAATGTTAGGTAGTGATGATATCGATATGGGTGAGTATGAAGAATGGGCTGTCCCATTATTTGAACATGAACTGTTTACACATTTTGAACCTATGGGTGTTGAGTATATGATGAGTAATCCTGAAAAGGATTTAGGAGGTCAGCTGGATCTTATTGGTTATGACACAAAAGCTAAGAAGATTAGACTTATTGATCTTAAAACTAAAGGAAGTACTAAATATGATTTCAAGAAAAGGACAGGTTGGAGAGAACCTTACAGTACTGATAAACAATTAGGTTGTTATATCGAAATGCTTAAGTTGAACTGTGATATCGAACCTGATCTCTGTAATACTCTTTGGGCTTATAAAGGCAAATGTATGTTAAATGAAGATCAACCTGTGCAGAGATGTCTTGATGCATGGCAGGAAGCATGGGAAAAGTTTGAAGCTAAACAGGAAGTGTTTTGATATGGGATATTTATATTCAAAGATGAGTCCTTTTTACAATACAAGGACTATAACTATCTCAACAAGTGGAACTAATATGTTTCCTACATCAACTGGTGTTGTTTACGATAACAATGCTTTTGATAATTTACCAGAAGATGAAAAACATTATTTGATTTCAGAAACTGAATTACAACAATTAGCGATTGATGTTGCAGAAGGAAACATAGGTATTTATGGAAGAACAGTAGCTACATTCTTTAAACGTAAAAAAGAAAAAGTATGGGATCATAAAAAAAACTTAGGTCACGTTTATTTTTTTAAAAGTGCTGGAAGTCATAAAGTAGGTTGTTCCTGTGCAAACAATATAAAAAATAGAGTTAGGCAACAATTACCTGATGAAGTGCTTGCAGTTAGTGAAGCAAGAGGAGATTACAAAGACTTAGAGAAAAAAATACATAGGATGTTTGCTAAAAATCAAGTGGGTAGATATGAAATATTTAATGATTTAACAGAAAGAGATGTTAACAAGATAAAAAAATTGCTAGGAAATAAAATAGCTGTAAAAATAAAACTCAGAGGAGAAAAATGACAAAAGAACAAAAGATCGAAGCTGCTGAAAAACGTATCGAGGAGCTAAAAAAACTTATCGCTGAATGGACTAAAAAACTATGAGATACATACTTGATGTGTCAGGTAATGACCTAAAACTTATAAGAGCTTCCATTGTTAACTTTCAAAGATCATTAGAACTATCGGATCAGGCAGAATTTGATACTATAATCGATGATCTTGATGATGTTTTTTTTAAAATATCAAGAATGAAAAAACAACAACTTAACAATAAAATCAAAAGAAAATGGTGGACTAGAAAATGAAATGTTTTTATCGAGAACTTAGTCGAAGAAAAAAGTATTTAATTACAGAATTAAATAATAAAATTGCAGGATTGGAATGGCAATGGTTTCAACAGGAGATTACAGATAAAGAATATATCGTACAGTTTGATGATTTACAAAAACGTATTAGGGAGTTAGAAGGATGAATGAAATCACAATCAGGGTAGTGGGAATCCCTGCTCCTCAAGGATCTAAAACCTTAACAAGATATGGTGCAATGATCGAAGCATCTAAAAAAGTAAAGCCCTGGAGAACTGATGTAAAGGAAGCTGCATTGAACTGTTATTCAAGTGGGGCATTAAATTTACCCGTAAAGGCAGATATAGAATTTGTATTCCCAAGACCTAAATCTCATTTCGGAACTGGTAAGAATGCAGATGTATTAAAGGCTTCAGCACCTAAATACAGTACCAGTAGAGGTAATGGGGATATTGATAAGCTTGCAAGATCTACTTTGGATGGATTGTCTGTTAGTGCGGGAGGAAGTGTATTGGAAGATGACTGCTTAGTTGTTGAACTGAATACAAAAAAAAGATATATCAATAAAGATGAATTGCCTGGTGCATATATTGCAATATCCTCAATTAACGATTAGTATACTAATAGTATACTAATTACTAATTAAACATGACAACTACTCTGCCCAATCTAGCTGGGGTAATCAAAACTACTGATATCTATAAAAAGATGAAGTTTGATTATGTCGCTTGGGCTAAAACTGCACAGATACTTCGAGAACACGCTCCAGGTTGGCAATTCTGTCTAGATCAATCTTCTATTGAAAATGAATTATCATCATATGTTTTCAAAGCTCCCGATGGTTCAGGTTTTCTTATGGGATATTTTCAACACATAGATACAGGTCTTAAGACTACTCTTTTCCCTTTTGCTATTACTGACAATGCAAACAGACCTATAACAATGGATAGAGTTTCATGTGTTAATTTTCAAAATTCTCATCGTAGATGTCTTTGTGCCTGTGCTTGTTTTGCCTTCGGTTTAGCTTATGAATTATGGGCTCAGATTGAAATTGATGAAGCGAAACAGGTTGCACCTGAACCTAAAAAAGGTATTGCAAGAACTCCTACAAAACCTAAACAACAACTTGAAGCTGTTGAATCAATTAAAGATAAGAACTATGGTACTCCTATAAGTCCTGATGCCTTATCTGCTGTTGTTTCTAAAATGAAGAATTTAACTGAACAGTTCCCTGATAAAAAAGATACTGTCATTAATAAATTCAAAAAGCAGTTTGGCATCAAGGCTGAAAAAATTGGCCCTGCTGATATAAGAACTGCTGAACAAGGACAGTTTCTTACTATCGCCATAAATGAAATTGATTCATCTCTATGACAACAGACGAAGCAGAATTTGCAGGGAAACAAGTTCTAAATCAACTTCAGGAACGCAAGCAAGATCGCCATAAGGATTACAACAGAAACATATTCACTGTTCGTACCGATGATCAACTTGCCGAACAAATCAGAACTTATTGCAAAGCTAATAATGTTCCTCCCAATCAATTCTTAAAAAATCTTTTACAAAATTATTTCAATGACTAATTCTCAATTCAACCCAGCTCTTCCTTTACCTATAAAATGGAATATCAACGAAGGAAAATTTGGTAATCAATTAACCATGTGTATACCAGTTGAATCTGTTACACATTTAATGGAGCACTTACAAAACCTAGTTAATACAAAAACAAGTGATGGAAAAGTTTATGACTTCAACAAAAAAGAAAACGTACAAACTAAATGTATATATATCAACGCTAAAGCGATGGAAGGAGACTACGGCATTTATGGCAACATTAATCCACAGAAAATAGAATCTGCCCCTGATACGCAAGGTTTATTTTAAGTGAAACCTTTAAAAATGCTCGATACCTTTGCGGGTATCGGGGGTTTCTCTTATGCTGCACATAAATTAGTTGGAGGATTTGAAACTACTCAATTTGTAGAAATTGATCCTTTTTGTCAAAAAATATTAAAAAAACATTTTCCTACAGTTCCCTGTCATGACGATATCAAAACCTTCTCAGCTATCCCTGGACAATATGATGTCATCACAGGAGGCTTCCCCTGCCAAGACATTTCGGTGGCCGGTAGAAGAGAAGGAATTACAGAACAATCCAGATCAGGTCTTTTTTACTCCCTCATGCGAGTCATATGCCTGGTACGACCAAGATTCGTTGTCATGGAAAACGTGGCAGCGATCCTTAATAACGGATTGGACATCGTTCTCGGAGAGCTTTCCGAAGCAGGGTACAATGCAGAATGGTCAATTATATCTGCAAGTTCATTGGGAGCCTCCCACAGACGTTCAAGGTGGTGGTGTATCGCAACTCTTGCCGACCCCAACAGCAAGGGATTACAAAGGGAGGTCTTCAGTAAAATGGAATCAGGAATATGGTCAGCGAAACATACCGGACGTCTTGACCCAAACTGGAGATCATATGTCAGTAAGCCCATACTTCCTAGAGGAAGTTATGGGTTATCCTATCGGGTGGACAGAACTAAAGCCCTAGGCAATAGTATTGTTCCAGCTGTGGCTGCAATCCCACTTCAACGTGTACATGATCTTTATTACAAATGAAAAAACCAAAAGATTCTATTTTAAAATTACGCAAACTTAAACAAATAAGACGTAAAAATTTAGAGAAAAACTTATTGGATGTTCAATTAAAAGGACAAGACCACTATGTCTTTATTAAAGAGAATGGTAAAGCACAGGTAGTTTTTAAAGATGGAGAATGGATTGCGGAACATATAAGAACTGCAATCCTTAAATTTAATTATGAAGTGGACAAGATAGATAAATTATTAGTCAGAGATTTTACTGATGATGAAGTTAAGGAATATGAAAAAACTTCTTAATAGGATTTCTTGGTTTTTCTTTTCTAAATTCTTTTACAACAAGATTAGCTTCCAGTTCTATTAACCTTCCTAACATCGAAGCAAGAAACATATCCTGTTCTAATTTATGTCTTACGAGATGAGTGCAATACCTTTTTATATCAATAACATCATCACTTGCCATAATTTCTCTACAACGCATTTCAACATCTAACTTCATTTCT